GCAAATGAAAAGCCTCAACATCCAGCGCGCCGATTTCCACGGCGAATGGAACTACACAATCGTCCCCTCAACCAAAGCGGTTGATTCCTGACGAGCCCTAAGCATCGGCTTCCTTGTCTCAGCGGCGAACTACCTCGTCCAAAGGTGGAGATATCGCATCGATCGTGTGAGTGTCGCGGTCGACCATCTGTGCGCTGAGATTAACAACGCTGCGGACCTCGGCACGGAGTACTGGTTGTTGGATGCGACGCAGAGCGTGAACCTCGACGCTGTCCGCGCAATCGAGCCGAAGCTCATCGGTCGGCAAATGCGGATCCAGGCGCTCGTGCTAGCCCTGCTTGCGATCGACGGCACCGTCGAAATCGATAGCTCCGAGGGCTTGCGAACTGACCTGTTCGACGGGCTAACCGGCGGCAGTTTCGGTGAACGTGATCGAAAGCCGGATCTCGACCGCGCGAGCCGCGTCCAGGCAAGTGCTGCTCGGCTCAATGGCGAACTACGGAGTGCTGTGGGCCGTCGGAGCAGGAAACTCGTCTAGCTGACGCACGGCTCAGCAGCAGTTGATTAGGCTAAGCCCGGCCCCTCTCCGGCAGGCCGCAATTCCGAGCCAATCACGGGGGACCGAAAAGCGCGCGGAAATCCGCGTCGACGAAGACAACTTGGTCGACGTCGGTGCCTTCCGGGGCGACGAGTCGGTCGAGGTCGGCATGGACGCGGTCCCGCAGGCGATCGAGAAAGACAAATAGACCGCCGACGCGTCTTCACCCGGGCTCGCGCCGGTACGCACTTTCGGCGGCCCTGTGCGGCAAGCTGAAATGCAATCTGCTGCGACGAGCCGCGCGTCAGCGCCCATAGTCGAACTGCACGCGCCGGTCCCAGACGCCGCACCAACGGCGATGTATTCGGCGCGCGTTCCCCCTCCATCCCAAGGACCATCCGCCCATGCCCGACGAAGGCCGTCAGACGCCATTGCCGCCGAGCCTCATCGCTCGCCTTGCGCTCGCGGCGCGCTACGCGATCTCCGGCGTCTCGCCCGACACCTGGTTCGGGCCGCAGCAGCCGCTCAGCCCCCAGGCGCCGCCGGAGGTCAAGGGGCGGCAGTTCGACTATCCGTTCGGCGTCAATCTCTCCTATGTGCCGCGCGCGACCGGCGGCGTCTCGTTCGCCGAGCTCCGGGCGCTCGCCGACGCACTGCCGCTGCTGCGCGCCGTCATCGAGACGCGCAAGGATCAGATCGCGGCGCTGAGCTATTCGGTGCGCGCGCGCGATCCGGCGAGCGCGGGAGACACCGCCGAACGCGCGAAAGCCGCCCTCGCCTTCCTCGTCCGACCCGACCGGCGGCACGCGTTCTCGGCCTGGCTGCGCATGCTGCTCGAGGACATGCTGGTCATCGACGCCGCGACGCTCTACCCGCGCTTCTCGCGCGACGGCGCGCTCTACAGCCTCGACGTGATCGACGGCGCGACGATCACGCCGCTGATCGGCGAGGACGGCCGCTCGCCCGACCCGCCCGACCCGTCCTACCAGCAGATCCTGCACGGCGTGCCGGCGGCCGACTTCTCGTCCGACGAGCTGCTTTATCTGCCGCGCAACGTCCGCGCCCACAAGCTCTATGGCTTCTCGCCGGTCGAGCAGATCGCGCTGACCGTCAACATCGCGCTGCGGCGCGAGGCGGCGACGCTCGACTATTATCGCGCCGGCTCGACCCCCGACGCTTTCGCGACATTGCCGAAGGAATGGACGGTCGACCAGATCCGCCAGTTCCAGGATTATTTCGACGCGCTGATGAGCGGCAACACGGCGCGCCGGCGCATGACCAAGTTCATGCCCGCCGACTTCCGCCTGATCGAAGCGCGCCAGCCGCCGCTGAAAGACCAGTACGACGAGTGGCTCGCTCGCGTCATCTGCTACGCCTTCTCGGTTCCCGCCTCCGCCTTCGTCAGCCAGGTCAATCGCGCCACCTCCGAGACTCTGCGCCTGCAGGCGACGCAGGAGGGCCTCGTGCCGCTAAAGGCGTGGATCAAGGACGCGCTCGACCATGTGATCCAAGTCTGCCTCGGCGAGCCCGATCTCGAATTCGTCTGGGTCGGCGACGACGCCGTCGACCCACTGCAGCAGGCGCAGACGCTCAACATCCTCGTCGGCGCAGGGATCAAGACGATCGCCGAGGCGCGCGCCGACTTGGGGCTGGCGCCGGAGGGAAAAGCCGCGCCGGGGATCGGCAAGTACAACCAATACCACGACGAGCGCGGGCGGTTCGCGACGGCGGATGACGCGGTCGAGCCGGGCGCGCAACCGGCGAAGACGCCAAAGGGCGTCCAGGTCGCCGCCAACGACGACGCGAAGACGAAGAGCGACGCGAGCGACGCGACGATTGTCGCCGCGGGGCCGACCGAGGAAGAACCCAAGCTCGACTCGGAAGACGAAAGCGAAGGCGGAACCTACTTCGATCCAGAGACCGGGCGAATGATCACGTTTCCTCCCGGCTCTGCAATCGGCACCGGAAGAGCGTCAGGTTGGATCAACCTGCGCGACTTGCCGCAGGGGCCGACCTTTCTCTCAGCGCCGGATAGCGAAGCGTTGCCAGCCGCAAACCCCGGAACCGTTGCGGAAGCCGTGGCGCCAAATGGCGTCTTGCCAGGAGAAGGCGCAGGCGGGCCGAGCAACCCTCGCACAATGCCCGCATCCGACGATCCGAATCGGGCTGCGCTGAGTTTCATCGCAGTGGCATACAGTGGACAGAAGCCGGTTTCGATCGACACGCCCGAAAACCTTGCGCCTGGCGGGTTCGTCGCCCTAATGTCGGACGGGACTTACATTACCTTCCGCCCCGCTGGGCAGGCGAGTTCTCGGACGCTCGACACGACGGCGAACGTCGATATTAATGGCGCCGAGATCAATGCGTTGAACGGCGATCGCATCCTCAAACTCAAATTCCCAAGGCGATGAGGTTAACGATGTCCGGGCAAGAAACCATTGAATCAGCTCTGCAAACGAACTTGCGCATTTTGTCGTCCGACGACATGCCTCTTGTCTTGTTCTCGTCCAGCACGATTGTCGGGTTGCAGAACAACACTCAAGAACGCTGGCAACTTGCGGTGGACACGATCTATCGTTGTGTCGTCAGTGGCCTTTTGGAACTCACCTATCCGAAGTATCGCGCCGACCACAACGCGTTCTTTCAGGCGATCAGGACGCAAAATCCGTTCGACCGCAGCGGCGGCGTGTTGTGGAACTGGGAGCAGCTTTACGGGACCGACAAGCTCGTCGCCTTGGTTGACAAGAATTTCCCTGACGCCGGCGAAGCGTACGATGAAGCCGTGGACCCCGCTTTCATCCAGGAACTGCGCGAGATCTTCGCCGCGGCGGGCGTACCATGGTCCGACACACCGTTGCTACCGGTGATACTTACGTCCGCAGGGGCCGCATAAACGCCTGACCAGCTCACGCGAATAGTTCCGCGCCTCCGAGCCCGCGAGCGTGGCGACGATCACGCCGCTAATCGGCGAGGACGGCCGCTCGCCCGACCCGGCCTACCAGCAGATCCTGCACGGCGTGCCGGCGGCCGACTTCTCGTCCGACGAACTCATCTACCTGCCGCGCAACGTGCGCGCCCACAAGCTCTACGGCTTCTCGCCGGTCGAGCAGATCGCGCTCACCGTCAACGTCGCGCTACGTCGCGAGGCGGCGACGCTCGACTATTATCGCGCCGGCTCGACCCCCGACGCCTTCGCCACCCTGCCGAAGGAATGGACGGTCGACCAGATCCGCCAGTTCCAAGACTATTTCGACGCGCTGATGAGCGGCAATACGGCGCGTCGGCGCATGACCAAGTTCATGCCCGCCGACTTCCGCCTGATCGAAGCGCGCCAGCCGCCGCTCAAAGACCAGTACGACGAATGGTTGGCGCGGGTGATCTGCTACGCGTTCTCGGTTCCCGCCTCCGCCTTCGTCAGCCAGGTCAACCGCGCCACCGGCGAGACCTTGCGATTGCAAGCGACGCAGGAAGGGCTGGCGCCGCTCAAGGCGTGGATCAAGGACGCGCTCGACCATGTGATCCAGGTCTGCCTCGGCGAGCTTGATCTCGAATTCGTCTGGGTCGGCGACGACGCCGTCGATCCGCTGCAACAGGCGCAGACGCTCAACATCCTCGTCGGCGCGGGCATCAAGACGATCGCCGAAGCGCGCGCGGACTTGGGGCTGGCGCCGGAAGGCGCGAAGGCGCCGACGAGCGGGCTGGAGAAATGGAACTTCGATCCCGACCAGCCGCGTGACGAGCAGGGACGATGGACGGTCGATGGCGGCGTCGACGCGACGCAATCGCCGAAGCCGCAGGGCGTACAAGTCGCCTTCAACGACGCGGCCGGGACGATGACGGACGCCGGGGGCCCGAAAATTGCCCCAGCAGCGGGCGATGCTGCGACCGCGGCGGGACTAAAGGTCGCGTATCCAGAAGGATGGCAAGCGTGCCATGAAAAATGTCTGGCCGAAACGGAGGGTGTATGGCCTCCTTCAGATCGGCCGGGTTCTTACCGGAGATGCGTGCGAGCATGCTTGGGACCCGCAGGCGATGACTATTGACGGACGCGACTTTTTCGAGCGACTCAAGAGGATGACGATGGACAAGGACGTTGCGAAATCGCTCTTATCCCTGGGCAAGTCCTTTGACGACATCATTGTGAAAATGTTCGCGGAGGTCGAAAAGATCGCCGACGAAAACTTGAAATCCAGATTCAATAAGGCGGTCGGCGACTTGATGGGCAACGTCGCACGCGACCTGATATTTCCGATCGAGAACATGTATCCAGATCTGCGTGCTGACGATTGACCCCTTATTCAACTGTATGGGTTTGCGTCCTGTGCTGTGACCCCTGTTGCTCCGCGGGCGCTCCCGCGCCAAGCTCAATGAAGCGGAAATTTCCCGGACAGCGTGGTCCAGCGTCGGGGGCAAGCTCAGATGTCAGTAAGTAAAATGGAAGGGCGGTACAGTTCCGAGGGGATGTGGCTCTGGCGGGCCAGCAAAATTGACCTGATAACCTCGAACACGGCTATTGAGATCATACGCCGCGTCGTTTGCGACCGATACGGTCAAGACGAAGTCGACCGCAATGCGCCTCTGACCGTTAAAGGCGATGGCGACACGTGGCTCGTACGGGGGACAGTATCTCCGTCGGCCGCCGCGTCTCGGGAGGCATGGATGGGGCCGATTCGCGGTCGCATCGCGAAGTTCGACGGCCAGATTCTCGGCTTCATCTTCGAGGGCGACTACAAAGAACTCTTCGGCGCGTAACTGGAACCCCGGGCCTCGCCACCTGCGGCGCGTCGGACGAGTTCTTCTATCTCGCTCGCAACGTGCGCGCTCACAAGCTCTACGGTTTCTCGCCGGTCGAGCAGATCGCGCTCACCGTCAACATCGCGCTCAGGCGCGAAGCGGCGACTATTACCGCGCCGGCTCGACCCCCGACGCCTTCGCCACCCTGCCGAAGGAATGGACGGTCGACCAGATCCGTCAGTTCCAGGACTATTTCGACGCGCTGATGAGCGGCAATTCGGCGCGCTGGCGGATGACCAAGTTCATGCCCGCCGACTTCCGCCTGATCGAAGCGCGCCAGCCGCCACTGAAAGACCAGTACGACGAGTGGCTCGCTCGCGTCATCTGCTACGCGTTCTCGGTTCCCGCTTCCGCCTTCGTCTCTCAGGTCAACCGCGCCACCAGCGAGACCCTGCGCTTACAGGCGACGCAGGAGGGGCTGGCGCCGCTCAAGGCGTGGATCAAGGACGCGCTCGACCATGTGATCCAGGTCTGCCTCGGCGAGCTTGATCTCGAATTCGTCTGGGTCGGCGACGACGCCGTCGACCCGCTGCAACAGGCGAAGACGCTCAACATCCTCGTCGGCGCGACGATCAAGACGCACTGATCGGCGGCGATCTCGCGCGCCGGCGCACAATCAACGCAATGCTCAGCGATTTCCGCCTGACTGGTCCAGCAAGTCGCGGCTGAAGAGCCACCAAGCGCCCTCGGCCACGCGTTCGCAAAAGCGACGCCGTTTCGAATCCTTTCGACCCCAGCACGCTTCCCTCACCCCAGGAGACCTCACCCATGTTCGTATTCGGATCGGGCGTGCTGATCGGCACGCCGCAAGGCGGGACGCCGATCAATTTCGGCCTCGCGCAGGAAGTGTCGCTCAACATCGCCACCTCGACCAAGGCGCTCTACGGCCAATACAACTTTCCCGTCGCGATCGGCTCGGGCACGCGCAAGATGACCG